GTTGATCCGTCAAAAGTTATTGAACTACTATCTTCTAATGAACCAGCAGTACCAGCAAGTACAACTCTATTATTTGTTAAATCTGAAACTGTTGCTGAACTTAAGGTTGTTTCAGCACCTGAGAAGTTTGCTCCAGCATTACCATCAACTAAAGCAGCGAATGTAGATACACCCGAAGCATTAACTTCATCTAACTCAGTATGTCCAACTACATTAAGTCCAACACCACCAGAGATGTCTGCACCAGCATTAAAGTCAGCAGCAGCACTATATGTGGCTACACCTGATACGTTTACATTGTCCAGCTCAGTATGTCCTACAACATTTAAACCTACACCACCTGATATATCAGCACCACCATTAGCATCAATAGCACCACCATATGTGGAAACTCCAGATACATTAACTTCATCTAACTCGGTGTGTCCTACAACATTTAAACCTACACCACCAGAAATATTAGCACCACCATCTACATCTAAATCCGTAGTGACTTGAGCATTACCAGTAACAGTTAATTTGCTTCCACTGAATGTTAAATTACCACTATCTTGAAGTGAACCAGAACCTCCAGCATAAGTAATTCTTCCAGAAGTTAAATCAGATACAGTAGCACTAGCAAATGTTGCTTCACCACCAGAAATATTTGCACCAGCATTACCATCTACGATACCAGAAAAAGTAGCACCAGCAGAAACAGTTAATCCACCAGTTACAGCTAACTTATCAGTAGTAAATGTTAACTTAGCATTATCTCCTATCTCTCCCCCAGTACCAGCGAGTACAACTCTAGTAGCAGTTAAATCTTCTACCTTAAGTGTGCTTGCTAATATCCCTGCATTAGCATCAATAGCACCACCATATGTTGATACACCAGATACATTAACTTCATCTAACTCGGTGTGTCCTACAACATTTAAACCTACACCACCAGAGATATCAGCACCACCATTAGCATCTACTGCACCAGTGAATGTTGATACTCCCGTTACATTTAATTGAGAATTATTACTAACACCACCAGGAGCAACAACACCCTTTGTACCAATATATCGATAACCAACAACGTAAATATTACTATCTGTTACTCCACTTGGTACATTTGTATCATTAAAGTTTAAAATACCAGAGGAATAATCAAAGAACCATCCGTCACTAGAACCAGAACCAGCAGCAGATAGTTGTACCCCACCAGAATTTGGATCACCTTTATATACTTTTATAATGTAACTGGATCCAAATTGAGTATCAATCCAGTCACCTAAAATTGCTGTTGAATTATTATTATATGTTGAGTATGCAATATAAGAACGGTTACCAGAAACTGTACTATCAACAGTCATTTGATGACCAGAAGTACCAGAAAGATATACCTTTACATAAGAACTATCAGATCCAGGAGGAGTTCCTGGAATATCTGCACTATCTGCCCATACACTAGCACTAGCAATAACTAATGGAGATGGAACTGCTTCAGCAAAAGGAGCCTTCTTAGTTCCACTTAAACTAGAATCTTCCGCAAGTCCAGTCTTGGATGCGGTATAACCAATCTTCTTTAATAGAAAGTCTACTTTTTGTTGTTGTGA